TCGACTCACACCCTGAACTCACCCTCAAGGATGCCTTGGCTAGACTGACCCCAGAGAAGATTAACCCTCCACATTAAAGGGGTATTGACATCTTGTTTAACTTAGGATTAAAATTCCAATCACTGCAACACGCAGTAAATAAACAAACTTTAAACCAAACGAAAGCGAATCGATTATGAAAACAGAAATTGAAACCATCATGCGTACAAGAGACAACCTTCGCCTATCAGTCTCCGAGTGGGACGAGGGCGGCGTTTGGATGCACCTCATGCAAGGTACTTGGTCTTATGGCCTGACACTCACCAAGGAAGAGGCCAAGCAGTTGATTGCTGGTTTGCAAGAGATTGTGGAGGCCAGTGATGAGTAAGATGACTGCACACGCGATTTACTTGTTTGAGCACTACAAACAAACCCACAACCAAGGCTTTGTCGAGATGTTGTTTGATCGCATCGTCAAGGCCGAGAAGTTGAAACTCTGGGAGGCCAAGGCATTGGCCAACGAATTCAAAAAACTCCTCAAGAATTATCAGGTGACCGTATGAATTACAAAACTGTAACCATTGAGGGAATCGACCTTGATGTTGAGTTCGAGTATGAGGCTGGTTTCAGGGGTAACCGCGAGGAGCCTCCAGAACCGCCTGAGATCGAATTGGTGAGGATCATGGTCCAAGGTGTGGACATCATCGAAATAATGTCTCACGAGTCGATTAAAGACGTTCTGGGCCTACTTTTGGAGGATAACGAGTGAGTGCTTGGCTCTTGGGGGTAATTGCCCTCATTTACGGTGCTTGCGCTGTGGACATGTTCCTCAAGGGGGACATAGCCCAAGGCTTGGCATTCTGCGGCTGGACACTTGGCCAGATTGGAATGATTTTGATTACTTTGAGAGGTGTTGCATGAATGAAGAAACTTTAGGTGAAAAGATTGTTGTGTCATTGTTGTTTGTGGCTTGTGTTGCTATACTGATTTTCATCTAATAGCGAATCGGTTGCGAATCGAAAGCGAACCTAATCCAATTGGATATGTCGGCGTGAAGGACGCCTTAACAAACTTTGACAGGCCGGAAAGACGGCCCTCTTGACACCTCCCTGAACTTTGAATGTATAATCCAAATTGTCTAGAGTGGCATCTAGACGATGAATCAAGTTGATATACCTCGCAGGGTACTGTGTGGTCTTGTCGTACAGCAGACGAGTCTTTTGACTTGATTCAATCGTCTTGTTGTTGCTCTCGCCAAGAGCCGAGACCACAGAGCATCTTGCGGGGTTTTTGCTTTTGGACTACACAATGCGGCACGTCAGTGGTTGTGTTGAGATACCCGATTACACGAGCAAACCATAATCGGGAGCGTGGGCGAATCCTAGAGCGCGGTGGTTGAAACAGTCTGGGATGCAGGCGACGAATGGCTCCATACAAGCACGTCGCAAAGCGAACTTTACTTGTGAGTACGGTAAGGCTTGCTTTGCTCTGAATTCACCACCAAGCAGTACGAGAAAGTGGTAAAATCGAGGTGTTGGTGTTCAACGGGTTAGCGCCGTTGAGAGGGTATCCGGAAAGTTACTCGGTTAGTGAACATACACTGCTTTATGTGAGCACCAACAACCAAGACGCATGAGGATTGCAGAGATAGGCATGGAGCGAGCCTACGCTATCAGTCTCGGGTCGGAGCAGGATTACTAAGCCTTGTCCCCTTCCCACGCAGTCCCCAGCCGTGTTGGCGAAACGGGTTAGCGCCGTGAGGGCAATTCTTAGAAGTGTTGTGCAACCTCGTCACTGCTTCATGTGAACGCCAACCACTAGCGAACTGAAAGCGAATCGATTACACTAAGATCAATTCAACTTTCACGGGAATACGGGTTATGCCAGAAACCTCTAAAACGCCACAAAAGCCGCGCAAGACCAAGACAGCAGTCAAGGTATCAACAGCCGCGCAAAAGCCCGCCAAAACGCCGGTAATCAAGCGTAAACACGGTCGTCCTACCAAATACTCCAGAGAGATAGCAATCAGCATCTGTGAACAACTGTCTGAAGGTATTCCATTAAGGGAAATATGCAGACAAGAAGGGATGCCTGCTTGGAGGACGGTCTATGATTGGATTTGGAGGGACGAAGAGTTATCCACAGCCATCGCGCGTGCACGGGAGATCGGATACGACGCATTGGCCGAAGAATGCCTGCACATTGCTGACAACCTACAGTTTGGCCAGAAGCAGGTGATGACAGATGAGGGCACTTCCACGACGATAGAGGACATGCTTGGCCATAGGAAGTTGCAGATCGAGACGCGGCTTAAACTGTTGGCCAAATTCAACCCCAAGAAGTACGGTGACCGTGTTGCTGTAGAGGGTGTTGAAGGTGGAGCGGCCATCAAGACTGAGGACACTTCATCGGCCAAGTTCTTTGAAATGATCCGAAATATGGAGATGAACAAGCGTGCTGGCTAAACTAAAGTATTACGTTAGTGAGCAGTTGGTCTCGAAAAACACGGGTTTATACAAGCCTGTCCAAAATTAAGTAATACTAATGTTATCAGATATGCTCAATGATGAGGTTGCGGCTGAGTTTGAGACTCTTCCGGAGCACAATCGGATTGCTCTGATTGCTCGGGCTGAGTGGATCAACGAGGCGCATCCGTACCAGATCGCGCCTGACCTGCACCTGAAGTACACGGTCTTTTGTATGCTTGCCGGTCGTGGAGCCGGTAAGACTCGTTCAGCGGCTGAGACGCTCTGGTGGTGGGCGTGGTGTCACCCAAAGACCATGAGCATTGTTTTGGCCCCAACATCTGGTGACTTGAAGAACACTTGCTATGAAGGTCCGAGCGGATTGCTGGCCTGCATACCCGAGCAGTTGGTCGTTGACTACAACAAGCAGGACCACATGATCACGCTGTCAAACGGTTCCCGCATTCGAGGTGTATCGGCTGACTCCTATGACCGTCTGCGTGGTATCAACTCCTCGTTTTGCTGGTGTGACGAGTTGGCCGCCTTTAACTATCTCGGACCCAACGAGGCTTGGGACAACATGATGCTGGGCCTGCGTATTAAACCGGACGACCAGCCGCACAGTGAGCCGCGTGTGATTGTGACCACAACGCCAAGGCCAAAGGACCTGATCCTTGACCTGCTTGGCCGTGAAGGTGACGACGTGATCATCAGCCGGGCATCGACCTATGACAACGCCGCTAATCTAGCCCCAGCGTTCCAAAAGCAGTTGGAGCAGTACAAAGGGTCCAAGTTGTATCTGCAAGAGGTTCTGGGTGAGGTTGTCGATCTTGAAGACGGCAAGGTTGTGAACCGAGACATGTTCAAACTCTGGCCATCAGGTAAGTCGTTCCCAATCTTTGAGTACATCATCCAATCGTACGACTGCGCCTATACCGACAAGGAGTACAACGATCCGACGGCCATGACCTGCTGGGGCGTGTTCAAGCCTGAAGACGGTCCAATGTCTGTCTTGCTGATTGACTGTTGGGCCGAGCACCTGACCTTCCCGCAGTTGAGGCCAAAGGTGATTGAGGAGTGGCAGAACTCCTATGGAGACGAGAAACGCATGAAGCGGCCGGATCTGATCTTGATCGAAGAGAAGGCGAGCGGTTTGTCTTTGCTACAAGAGTTGCGCAACATGCACTTGCCGGTGAGAGGTTGGAATCCGGGCAGGGCAGACAAGATGACCAGATTGCAGATCACTGCATCGATCTTCACCACTGGACGCGTTTGGTTGCCTGAGTCTTCTATCCGCAAAGGATATGTGAGGGATTGGTGTGAAGGGTTCTTGAGTCAGATCTGTTCGTTCCCTGACAGCACGCATGATGATTATGTTGACAGCGCTACACAAGCGATTCGGTTTCTGAAAGACATCGGTTATCTAGACATCGATCCCCCACCAAGGTATGATGACGACGATCTAGTTGACGTTAAACCTGTGAGGGTCAATCCATATGCGGTGTAACCATGCCTAACCTAAGCAAACTTATTGGGGGTCTTGAGGCCATCAGCAAAGCCAGAGCACCCGCTGAGGATCTAGCATCTAAAGCAATTGGGAAAGCCGCTCAATCTGCGGGCATGAATGCCCCAATAACAGCAAACAAAAATTTAACGAATATTCAAGATTTCCATCAGTCAATGATGGATGAACTCAGGCAAAGAGTTGCAAATACCCAAAATTTAATTGAATCAACGCCATTCAAATACGATGTTGGGCAAAAAGTTTTTACCGATTGGTCCGCAAATAATAATAAACCGCCTTATGAAATTGTGGCCAAAAAGATGGTTGGCAATCGAATAATGAGGGCAGAACCAAATGAAGGCGAGGCTTTAGGTAAACCAATCATCAATCCAGAAACTGGAAAAGCATATCGAACTCCGATGGAGCCGGGTTATTTGGTTAGGCATGAACCGGAACCCGGACAGGTCATGTCATACAGTTTGCCAGAATCAATTTTAAAAGGCCCAATTGAACCTGAAGAACCCTATCGGCGTGGTGGACCTATCCGCATGGGCATAGGTGGCGGATTGAATGCCGCAGAAGAGGCATATAAAGCCGCACAAGCCGCCAAGATGGCATTGAGCACTCAGCGCAACCAAGTTAAGGCCGCACAGCAGGCTCTGGAGGCTCAGAGGCTTGCACAGGAGGGAACTCCCATCAAGGCGTCAGAGGCGTTAGGCAAGTACGAGGGTTCATACCTGAAGACAATTCCCTACGACCGCATGAAGGTGGATCTGTCAGCAGGTAAGTTCGGTGGCCCCGGTTTCTCTGGCATTCAACAGGTTGATCCCAACTATGCCAATGCGGCGGCTGGTGTGACTGATCAAAAGTCTGCTACTCGTGTTCTTAACCGCAATGCCAACGTGCCCCAAGGCGCAAATGTGATCTGGACGCCAGCGGTTGGTGGCCTTGAACAACACAAGTCCAATACGTCGATGTTTGGCAAGTTCGCCGATATGTTTGCCGCACAGAGAGCCAACATGGACCCCGAGCATTTACAACTGCTCAATGATTACGTTAACAACGCAACGTTCAAAAGCGGCAAGAACGCTGGCAAATTGATTTTCCCTGAAGGCATAGATCTATCTGCAAGAAACTTCAGGAATAAGGTGAGCACTTATGACCAGCGTGGATTGTTGGCCGATGTGTTTGCTGGTCGTGGTGTAGGCGGCGAGAAAGGCCGCACGGTTCCTGTAGAGAACTTGCTACAGCAGAACCTTGATCCCAATATGGCCGAGGCACCAACTGGTGCTCTAGGTAATCGTTTGTTCAATCTTAGCGGCGATGTAATGACCAGACCGGACTTGCATCCCGACTACCCAAAGATTCTGACCGGCGAAGATTTGAACGTTAACTATTTATTTGTTCCGCGTGAGTTTGTCATGCAAGACTTTGCCAAGCAAATCCAGCAGGCCAAGGGCAGACCGGTAACTGACATGGATTACCGCATGGGCGACCCAACACAATTTCTGAGCGAAGACATTTTGACCAACATGCAGAAGGAAGGTCATGCTCGTGGCGGCCGCATTCACCTAAGCCTGAAGAACCCAAAACTCAAAGAGCACATTCAAGCCTTTGGCCGTGGTGGTGGTGCTCACAGTGATGCACCTTTGTCTGACGCCTTTACCAAAGGACTCATGCCGATGCTGGCCGGTGCAAGCAAGGGCGCAGTGTCTGGCATCCTCGGCGCACCCGGCGACTTGGAATCAATGGGCCGCTCGGCAATCAACGCTCTAGCCCCACAAGAGTCGGTGCTGTACGAATCAAACAAGGTTAGCCCTGAGACGTTCTTGCCAACAAGCGAGTCAATAGCCAATCGGTTACCAATGCTGAGCAGTGACAAGACAGCACAGCAGGTGGAGAAGTTTGGCACAAGTGCAGGCTCAAACATTGCTGGTGCTATGGTTGGACCAGAGACGTTGTTAAAAGGCAAAGCAATAGGCAGTCTTGCAGATAAATTAAAGTCGGCATTAAACAACTCTGGTAAAATCAAGCCTTTGGAGAAAGCATATGCAACAACACAAGACGGCCCCTTCTATCGAGTCACGCCGACAAGCGTCCATCCGAGCGAAGCAGTTGATAGCGGAACACGACAGAAAATATGGGGCACCAACGCAACGCCTGACGCCCGAACAGCAAGAGAATCTGGAAGCCGAGATGCGGCATCATTCTCACATGAGGCACTCAAAGACGTAACAAACGATCCGGTTCAGAATCTGCCTTGGTACTTGGCCAACAAGAAGGTCAACGAGATACACGGCAGGGACTATCAAGAACCGAAGATGCCTCCCTCTTCATTGGTCAAGCAAGGGCCAATCGCTAGGGCGTTCATGGCTGGCGCGAACAACGAACCCGGTTACAAAGAAGCGGTGTTCAAGGCTTATCAGGAACAGCATCCTGAACTTGTCAAGCAAGCCGGAGCCAGCAATTACGACGAACTGCTCAAGGCGAGTTATGAACAATTGGCCAAAGAAACCAAGGACCAATTCAACTCATTGCCCTATGAGTTTTCCTTCCATCGCAACGGTGAAGGCAACTATCCCAGCAGTGCGCATATGGCGGCTGATGTCCACGGCAATGGCCATATATACGTCTACCAAGGCGGCGATAAGCACGACTTCCTGCATGAAGTAGATCCAGAGACTGGCCTGAATACCAACGAGATGTTCAGGGCCGTTCACGACGTCTTTGGCCATGCTATCCACGGCAATCAGTTCGGACCTAAAGGCGAGGAGATCGCTTGGGGTGCTCACCAGCAGATGTATAGCCCACTGGCTGTGCCTGCGATGTCGGCCGAGACAAGAGGCCAGAACTCGGTGGTTAACTACAGCCCGCTCAATGCCGAACTCAAGAAGGACGTCAACAACCTTGAGGAACGCATTCAGCAGATCAAGTGGAAGGGTGATACGCCTGACCTAAGACGCCTGCAAGAAGAGAAGCGCAACCTGCTGTCTACCCAATTCCAATACGCACCACAGGCCAGCGTGCTCCTGCCGCCTGAGATGCTAAGACCCGAATACAATGGCGGCATGCCAGAATATCTCAAACCAGTGATCAAGCCTAACCCTGAAACAACAGCGGTGCAGAACCTTTATCACTTCAGCCACGAGCCTAACCTAACCGAAACGAATCCGAATCGGTATGGAACCGGTATCAAAGGAGCAGAGGCACAACGTCTTGAGGCACCCAATGCGATCAAGCCACGCACTTACTTCTATACCGACCCAAGCGTGACGCCAGAGGCTGGATTGGGGCCATACAAGTACCAATCGCAGGCCAATGACCTTTACAACTTGCAGGCTGATCCGCTGAAGTTCTACACGCTGGCTAGAGAGACTGGGCGTGAACCGTTTACGGCCAAGGTGAATGCTGGTGTACCTCCGACAGCGGCAAGTGTTGCCAACGACGTGGAGAGGCTAGCCAACGAATACGGTTACTCAGGGGTCTATGATCCATCATCCGCTAAACCAGCGGCGGCAGTTTTTAACCCAATGCCTGTCCAAAGACAAAAGCGCGGCGGGTTAGCAAAGGAGAATTTCAATGGCTGATATGCCAATCCCTCAAGACTATGGTCGGCACATTGATGGCATGCCTATCCAAGAGAATGAAGACGGTAGCGCAACGGTAGACTTGCCTGATGAATTGTCTGACGTTCAAGAGTTGCCTGACGGTTCTGCTATTGTGCAGATGGATGATCACTTCAAAGGCCCAGCAGATGACGAGGACTTCTACTCCAATCTGGCTGAGACGATGAACACATGGGACATGGAAGGCTTAGCACTCAAGTACCTTGACTTTATTGACAAAGATAAGGAAGCCCGTGAAAAAAGAGACAAACAGTATGAAGAGGGAATTCGACGCACTGGAATGGGTGATGATGCCCCCGGAGGTGCGACTTTCATGGGTGCATCTAAGGTCGTACATCCAGTCATGGCAGAGGCATGCGTTGACTTCGCCAGTAGAGCGATCAAAGAACTATTTCCGCCCGATGGCCCTGTTAAGTCAAAAATCCTTGGAGACGTTACGGATGACAAGGAAGAAATAGCCGAGCGTAAGGTTGACTGGGTGAACTGGCAACTGACCGAGCAGATCGAAGAGTTCAGAGACGAGACCGAGCAACTGCTGACCCAATTGCCTTTGGGCGGCTCTCAGTTCTTGAAACTCTGGTACGACGAAAAGAAAAAGCGCCCCTGCGCTGAGTTCGTTCCTATTGACAACGTGATCCTGCCGTTTGCTTCGGTGAACTTCTACACTGCCCAGCGCGTGACTGAGAAGCAGGAGATCACACAGTTTGAGTACGACCAGCGTGTAGCGCGTGGCCTGTACCGAGACGTGGATCTGGTTCGAGCCACTGCTGAGCCTGATCAAACGCATTCAGAGAAGGCCAGCGAGAAGATCGAGGGTAAGAAGTACATCGACAACATCGATGGCTTGAGGACCGTATATCACATCTACACATGGCTTGATCTTGAGGAAGACGACAGAACCAAGGGCGAGTCTGCTCCCTACATTCTGATGATCGACGAGTTAGACAACAAGGTGCTCGGCATCTACCGCAACTGGGAGGAAGGCGATGACACCTTTAGTAAACTTGATTGGCTTATTGAGTTTAAGTTTATTCCTTGGCGTGGTGCTTATGCCATCGGTCTACCGCATCTCATTGGTGGTCTTTCTGCCGCCCTTACTGGTGCTCTTCGCGCTCTATTGGATACTGCGCACGTCAATAACTCGCTTACCATGCTTAAACTCAAGGGAGCGAAGATCTCTGGACAAAGCCAGCAGGTAGAGATTACGCAGGTAACGGAGATCGAAGGCGCACCCGGTGTGGACGACATCCGCAAGATTGCGATGCCCATGCCTTTCAATCCCCCATCTCCCGTCTTATTTGAACTTCTAGGCTGGTTAAATGACGCGGCCAAGGGCGTGGTATCAACCGCAGAGGAAAAGATCTCTGAGGCCACAAATAACATGCCTGTGGGTACTGCTCAGGCTTTGATCGAGCAGGGTTCCCAAGTCTATTCCGGAATACATACCCGCTTGCACAACTCCATGAGACGAGTGCTGATGGTGCTTGGACGCATTAACCGCTGGTATTTGGACGACCAAAGACGCGGTGACGTGGTGAAGGACCTGCCGATTGCCAAGGCTGACTTCAACCGCAACTCTGACATTGTTCCCGTATCTGACCCACACATCTTTTCTGAGACCCAGCGTATGGCTCAGACGCAGGCTGTGATGGCCATGATGACGCAGTTCCCTCAGTCGTTTGACCAAAATGCTGTCTTGGCTCGTATGCTCAAACAAATGAAGGTGCCAAACGTCAATGAGTTGATGCCCAAGACCAGCCAACCCACTGAGATGGACGCGGCTGATGAGAATGCCGCTATGGCTTTGGGTAAGGCCGCCTTTGCTTACCCACGTCAAGATCAGTTGGCACATATCCAAACACACTTAATGTTTGCCCTAGATCCTGCGTTGGGTGGCAATCCCATCATGGCTCCTCAATTTATACCGCAGGCGCTGGAGCATATCAAGCAACACATGTTGCTGTGGTACACCAGCCAGATGAAAACCTATGTTACTGGCGGCAACAACTTGGATTTAGGCAAGTACGAGACCAACAAACTGGCTTCCGAGGTAGACAAAGCGTTTTCTTTGGCCTCCCAGCACGTTGGACGCGACACACAACAGGTGTTTGCAAAGGTATTGCCCGCTATTCAGCAACTTGGTCAGATGGCCAGCCAGATGGCGCAACAAGCACAGCAGGCTCAGCCTACAGATCCAGAAGCACAAGCCGTATTGCAAGCCTCTATGGCTGAAACACAACGCCGTGCGGCCAAGGACAAAGCCGATATTGCTATTGACATGAAGTCGATGGCCAACGAGCAGGCTAGAGATTATGCTAAACAGCAAGTCGATATTGCTATGAACGCAGAAAACAATCTAACTCAAGAGCGTATGAAGAGTGCGCAGTTGACGGTAGACGAGGCTAAGTTGCGCCGAGAGCAAGAAGCAACTGCACAGGCGTTAGAAAATCGTACTCAACATAACTTAGGGAGTTAATCATGGACAAACTGGACAAAGACCAAATGGGTGAAGACGTTTCTCAATCCAAACGCATCAAGATGGGTGCTTGGTTGGACGGGGAACAGTTCAAAGAAGAATCAAAAGCGACTATGAGCGAAGCCAACAGCGACCACGGTAATTTTGAAAAGTCCTCTATCGACAAGAAAAACGCATGAATATCATTTCCAACCTGATCTCCGCTGTAAAAGTGGAGCAAGACAAGATAAGAGAGTCATTGGTGGCGGGTAACGTTATCAATTTCGAGACTTATCAGCGTCTGGTTGGACAATTTCAAGGGTTAGACAAGTCTTTAGAGATCCTCAATGATCTTTTAAAGGAAAAAGATGACGACAACTAGCACGGTAGCCGTTGATTCGGCTGATTTACTGGAGGCTTTTC